CTTGACTTGCTTCTGTTGTAGGATTAGCCAATGTATTTGAACCACTACCAAGTGTTAATATAAAATTTTGATATGTGTCAAAATCTAATGTTTTAGTTGTAGATATTGTAGCTGTTTCTGTAGATGCTACTTGTGCTTTTGTAAATGTAGTTTGTACATCTTTTTGTACAACCTCACCTTCTATTGCTACTGTTAATGTTTCATTACCACCATCACTACCTTCTGTTAAATCAATACCATCTCCTGCTACTAACTTACCATTCAAATATCCTGCTGTTGTATCATTGCTAGATACTGCTACTTTAACATCTGTATCTGCTGCTATTGCTACCCAAGATGATCCATTATATACATTTAATGCATCTGTAGTTGTATTAAAATATAATGCACCTGTTGCTAATGCATCTCCATCATTATCTACAGATGGTGCAGAACTTTTTGCTCCTAAATATGTATCATCAAAATCATCATAACTAGCTGCTGCACTTGTTGCACTAGAAGCTGCTGCTGTTGCCGAACTAGCTGCTGCTGTAGCTGAACTTGCTGCTGCACTTGCAGATGTAGATGCATTTGATGCTTGTGTACTTGCACTACTAGCACTACTAGCTGCACCTGTAGCACTACTAGCTGCTGCTGTAGCACTTGTTGCTGCTGCTGTTGCAGATGTTGTAGCACTAGCTGCATCAACTAATAATGACCATTTAGCACTATCTGTATTACTTGTTAATGGTTGTGAGCCACTTGATGTATGACTTGTTGTACAAATAAATATATTGTTAGTAGAGGTATCTTTTACCATATCTCTTGCATTATATGCTGTACTTGCTGCCCAATTACCTCTATATGTACCTAATTCTTGTGTAACTGATATTTCACCACTACTATCAAATGCTAATATCTTACTTGCTCTATCTGTTGCACTTGTTGTAAAATCAGTAGAAGTCATTGTATTTGTTCTACTAATTTTAATTGATCTATCTACTTGCTCTTGTAATTCTTGTGCTATAGATAAGTTTTTATCAAATGCTCCTTCAACACTATCGGCTGTAAATGGGTCATTTTCAACTAAATCTAATGTTTGTGTTTGTGTGGTATTTCTTCTTAATACAACTGTTTCTGTATCAGCAGGAATATTACCAGATGTAAATACTACATTACCTCCACTAGCTGTACCTGCACCTGTTACAGTATAATGTGTAGTTAATGTTTTTACAGTTTCAGTTCCTGTTGCTGATCTAATAATTACCTGTATATCGGCATCTGCTGATATTTTAAAACTATAGGCAAAGGTATCTTGCGAACCATCACCAGAATAACTGTTTTTTATTGTTGTAGTTGTAATAGTCATTTTACATATCCTATCATTTTTTTCTTACAATTTCTATTGTTTATATTTGTTTTTAACATTTTCAAATGATAAATTTGCATTCTTAGAAATATTAATCATTAATAACATCATTTTATCAATATTATTAGCAACTTGTTGTGGCGACATTGTGCCATTTACAGGTTGACTGTTTAAAAAATTAATAGCATCATATCCTCTTTGCATTCCTTTGTGAGTATTTTCAAAAATTTTCACAGCAGCATTTTGATAATCACCCAATGCCATTCTAATATCTTCTAAAGACTTACCTTGTTTTAATAATCTATTTTTAATATTTATATACTTAACAGTTTTTTTGTAATTATTCCAATATTTATTAAGTGGTTCTGCACCTAAAGTTGTTCTTCTAAAAAAATATTTAACTACAGGTATTCTTGACAAATTTTCAACAGTATTATCGTTCCAAGGTTTTACATATTTTCTTGAATCTTCATTTGCATCTACAACAATTTTTTCCATTGTATTAATAAGCATTGAACCTGTAGGACCTGTAAGTTGCCTTATATAATGATCTACCATAAAAGGACTACCATAATCCCTACCTTCAAATCCAATAAAATTACCTACATCTCTAATTAATTGTCCAATTTTTTTTGCTGTAGTCGTAGTGCTTTTGGTTTCTTGAAATTCTGCTAATTCCCTTTCAAATCGTGCAGGTCTTAAATTATTACCTCTAAATGAATTTCTATTAAAAGCATCTTCAAGATATGCATTCCCTATATCAGTTACAGGTATAAAATTTGTAAAATATTCCCAAGCTCTTTCTAACCATACTTTTTCTACTCTATTTACTAATTCTTTATCTGTCTTAAATGCTGAATTTAAAAATTGTTCAGTTAAAGTTCCAAAAAAATAACCAACTTCCCAAGGTTTTCTTTGTGTAAAATATAAACCTTTTTCTTCATCAACAATAAATACCCAATAATTATCTTTAATAAATTGATCTAAATTTTCATATGTTTGACTATCTTTATTTGCAAACCACAACAATGCAGTTGGAACTGATAATCCAAAAAATCCATTTTTCCAAAATTTTGCTCGTCTATCTTTTGTAGTAGCTGCTTTGCCTATAGCATATAATCCTTGTATTGCTGCATTCATAAATACATTTAATCTCTCAAATGCTTCCATAGATGCACCTCGTCTACCAAAATCTTGAATACTTCTAGCTTCATATGTAGCTAATATATCAATATCTTCATCTGATAACTTTTCTTTTGCAGGTAATTTTTCATTTTCTTTTTTTAATTCTTCAGTTCTTCTTTGTCTTATTCTAATTCTTGCAGCTTTTTCAGTAGCTGTTAAAGGTAAAGTTGCTACTTCTATTCCTTTTTTTGCTACTCTAGGTACTCCTTTTATTACCATTCTTTTCATAACTTCATATGGATATATATATGGTGATACAGGATTTTCTGGTTTTATTTCATTAATTAAACTTCGTTTTTCTAATTCTTTTTTTAAATCACCATCTAATATATAATCTTTGTTTCTTTCACTAAATGTTGATCTACCTAAACTTTTTTGAAATTCTAATTGTATTTTTTTTGCTCTTTCTCTACCTTCTTTTGTAGCTATTCCTAGCAAATCTTTCATTTTTTTTGGTTTATCTGGAATACCTGCTTGTATTAATATACCTTTAAATAAATCATAATATGCTTTATAACTAGACTTTGTTATTAATGGTATTAAAAATTCTGCTGCTGTTGATGTAGCAAAACCAAATGCAGGATCAAGAGTAATACCTAATTTTTTAATTTTTGAAAACCCTTCAGCTATTTTAAAAAAAGAATTTTCTGTAACAAAATCAAAAAACTTGTTATAGATTCTTGATCTATCTAATGATTGTGCAAAAAACTCATCTCCTACATCATATATTTTTCTTTTTCCATTTATGTTTACTGAAACTTCTGTTGGTTTTAATGATTGTTCTTTTGCTCTATATATATTAAAAGTATTAATTTCATCATCAGTTAATTTGTTAACAAATTCTTCTCCCATTATTTTTTTTATATCATTTCTTTGAATTTTTATTTGTTCAATAGTTGGCTTAACTTCTTTTATAAAATCAAATTTATCATCTTCAGGATTTTTTTTCTTATATTCTTCCAATCCTCTAAATAATCTTAATTTAGCTTTGTTTCTTTCAGCTAAAGCTATCATTCTCATAATGTCTTTAATTTCTATTTCTATAGGATCATAAACTTTTGTTTTTTGCTCTATTTGTTTTCTTAATTCTATAAGATTATCTGTTAATTTAGCAATTTTATCTTCAGCTAATTTTTCAAATTTTGGACCTTTTTTTACAGCTTTTGGTAAATCTTCTTCTGCTTTTTGTAATTTATCTTCTATTTTACTTAATTTTTCTTTTTGTCTTTTAAGACCAACCATTTGTTTTAAACCTAATCCACCTAATTTTTTATCACCTGCTATTTTAGGATCATATAACTTTTGCATAGGAACATAATCTTTATTAAACTCTCTTATTTTATTTGCTAATTCTGGAGTTATTAACTCTGCATCTACCATTGCTTGTATTTTTTTTTCTTGAATTAAATCGTATTCTTTTGATATATCTTCATATTTATCTTTATATTTTTCTACAATTTGCCTTGATCTTTCCACTTCAACATTTGTGTCTATACCTTGCCCTTCTTTTTCTATAACTCTTTTTGCGTGTTTATATCCTCCAAAATCATCAATAGCACTTTTATTATTTTCAATATCTAATTTTTTTAAAATTTCAATTATTGGTTTACCATCTATTTTTCCTGTTTTCATATTATAAGTTCCTAACCCATTAATCCAAGAAGATGCTTTTCCAGACACTCCTGTTAGATTAGTAAATGATTCGTAAGCAAATCTTGGTTTAACATTTGCTTTTCTAAATTCTTTTTCTATTGTTTCTACAATTTTTAATGGATCAGCTATATGTCCTACAAGTTTATCTAATTTACTAAATTTAGATTTTTCTTTTATTCTTTTTTGTTTTCCTGAAACAATATAATCTTCTCGGTAAGAATTCATTAAATCATCTTCTGATTTTTCTTTTTTTACTGTTTCTATATTTTGCTCAACATAAGCACCTAAATCTTTAAGTTCATTTTCTATTTCTATTTGTTTTGGACTGATAATTCCATTATTTTCTGGATTATTTCTATGATTAAATTCATCTAATTTATTATTAATAGATGTAATTTCATCATCAATTCTAATAATTTCATCTTCAGTTGTTACTTTTTCTAATTCTTCGTTTAATTTATTTTTTTCTTCTTGTAATTGTTCTTTACTTTTTGTTTCTTTTCCTTCTGCTATATTTTTTAATTCGTCTAATTCTTTATTTAATATATCTGTTTTTTGTTTTGTTACATTTGTATCAGCAAAACTAAATGTTTTTGTACTAGTGCTTTTAGCTTCTTGTGCAGCATAAGGGTCATTAGCTATTTTTTCTGTAACATCTTTTGCACTTTGTCCTGTTTTAGACATTGTGTTTAATATCATATTATATCCTTTTACAAAAGGTATAGCACCACCTGTTACAGCAGTTAAAAATAAAGTATTATCAACTAATTCTTTTTTTGATGGTAATACTAATTTTCCTTGTTCTGCACTATTTATAACAATTCCTGCACCTGTCATACCTAGTGTAGTTCCTGTTAAAGTTGTCATAAATTTTTTACCAATAAAATCTGGAATACCTTTTATACCTGCTAATTTACTTAAACCTATTCCACCTGCTAATGATCCTGCAAAAATTGCTCCTGATTTTAAACCTTCTGATACTCCCTGATCTACATAAATTCTCCACCAATCAGTAAAATCATTTACTTTACCTGTTTTTAATGCTTCATAATATGTTTTTTTTACTGAATCTGTAACAAATCCAGAAACAAAACCTCCTCCAATAGGTCCAGATGCTATACTTGCAGGAAGATAAGATGCAGCTCCTATTGGTATATCTCCAACTAATGTACCAATATTTCTAAATAATCTTTCTATTGCTCCATCATCTGTTAATTCATTTGCATATGCTTTTCTCCAATCATACCCTCGTTTACCTTTTGTATGATATTGCAACACTAAGTTTGTAGAACTTTGACCAAATCCTTCTTTAAAAAAATCATATATTTGTGATTCCTCTCCTACTGCCCAAGATTTTAAATCTTGCACTTTTCTTTTAATAAAAGGCATTCTTTTTCTATGATGATTGGTTATAGGATCAACAATTTTTTTATCTTGAACTATTTTATTTAATCTATATACACCTAAAGATTCTTGGATTTGTTCATCACTATACCCTTTTTCTTTAGCTTTTTTTATTCTACCTCTTATCCATTCATCAATTTGTTCTTGAGGATAACCTGCTTCTCTGCCTTGTATTATTCTTCTTTCTAAATAACCTTGATTTTCCATATTATTCTAATTTTTCATAAAAATTGTCAATTGGTTCTAATGGTTGTTCTTTGTCTTGTTCTAGTTGTTGAGGAGTTCTTCCATCTGGCATTTGTAAATCAAATTGTTCTTGATGGGTTAATTGAAATTTTTTTCCTTGAGTTTTATTATCTTCATAATATTTATAAAAAATTCCTATTTTAGAATCTAAATTAAATAAAGTATCTATATCTATTTTATCTTTATAAAATTTTTCTCTAGCAAATTGATACAAATCTGCTGTTACTTTTCTGTCAAATTCTGCCATTATTCTGTCATTAAGAATAAATCTTGGTTCAATTTCTTTTCTAATTCTTGCTATTTCTTGTTTAAATCTTGATTCAAAAAGTCTGTCTAATTCATTTTTTTGTTCTTTTAATTGAGGTTTAAAAAAATTATATGTTTTTTCATCTAATGATTGCCTACTCGTTATAGGTTCGTTAAATCTATCTACAAGACTTAATGCTTGTAATTGTTGTTCTTCTGTTGCTGTTTTATTATATTGAGTTTCTTGATTAGTAAGAAATGGCTCATTTATTGTTATTACATCTGCTTTATCTATAAGAACTTGTATTTCTTTATATAATATAGGATCACTATCTTTATCTTTTCCTTGTAAACTTTCTTCATATCTTTTTTTGTAACCATCTATTTCTGTTAAAAACTCTAGTGATGCATCACCTTTTTGTTTTGCATCAGCAATATCTTGATATGTTAATGTTCCTGTGCTTATTTTTTTTTTCATATCTTCAAATATAGGAGTATTTATTCTTTCTTTTCTTTCTAACTCAACTTGTTTTATTGTATTTTTTGTTTCTTCTATATCTTTTATTATAGAATTTTTATATCTTTCTGTTAAATTTATTCCTCCTAATTTTTCAGGAGGATCATTTCTTAATTTATTAGCTAAATCAAAATAATATTGTGAAGTCTTACCTTCTGCAGGTACATCAATCAATCCTTCTGCTGCCCTTCTTAAATATATAAAATCAAATTCTGTTAATTCTTGATCAACATCAACTTTTCTAACTCTACTAATATTAGTAATATTTTGTTCATATTCTTTTCTTTTTACATTATAAAAATTTAAGTCCATACCTACAGGGTCTAATTTAGAAAAACTATCTAATATTCTTAATTTTTTATCTCTATATGTAAGATCAGCAGTTGCTATTACAGCATTATCTTTTGTTCTTAATCCTTCTCTTTTTGCATTAGTAAAATTTTTATATATAGTTCCTTTAAACATTGAAAATGTTTGAGGGTCTAAATTTTTTTCATAAAACTTTATTGCTTTTTGTGCTTCTTGATCATAAATCAAATTCAGTTGTTCATCTGATATATTACCTATTTTATACTCTTGGTCTATTTTTTGATTTAATTTTAATAAATTATCTTGTAACTTTCCTTCTTCTAAATTAATAACATTTAATCTATTTACTTGGTCTAATTCTTTTCTATGATTTGTATAAATCTGTACTGCATCTGATAAAACATCTGCTGGAGATTTTTGGTCCATTCTAGCAAACCTTCTAGTTCTAGTTAATTGACTATCACCTGTTCTAATTGTAGGTGCTTGTATTTCCCCTCTTGCAATTCTTATAGCCATTATGTACCAAACCCTTTACTATAATCTACCATACCACCAAATCGTGTACCTCTAGTTACACCAGACCTAAAAGATATTGGAACACTTCTTGTTGCACCTGTTTGTGTATTTGGAACTACATAACCACTATTTGAAGATGAACCAAACCCACTAAAATCTCCCATAGCTGATGTTAATGCTACTTGTGCAGCACCACCAACTAATGTTGTTCCTCTTTTATATGCTTCTTCTTGTAATGCACCTTCTAATTCTGAATTTATTGAAGCTAACTCAAAAGAATACCCTTGATTTACCCAAGACAATGCATCTTCTAATTCTTCATAAACACCTTGTTTATCTAATAATGTAGACCCTGTTGCCATAGCAACACCTCTTGCTCCAATAGATGCTCTTTTTTCTGATGCTAATTTTCTGGCTGCATTATTTGCTTTAATAATTTCTTGTTTTCTAGCTATATCTGCTCTTTGTCTATCATAAGCTGCTGCTGTTCTCAAATTTCTAGTATTAGTTAATGATTGTTGGTATCTTTGATAAGTTCCTAATATAGTAGAACCTATACTTGTAACTGTTAAAAAAGTTCCAAATGAAAATCCACTTGCTGCTGGTGCTGCTAAAGGTGCTAATGCTATTCCAAACATAATTTAATCCACAGTTAAAAGTGTTCCTGTTATTCCTAATATTGTCATAGGTAGGGGTTGAGTTTGTTTGACAGTAATCTGCCCATCTCTATCCCATCCTAAATTTGTTACTCGTTTATCTCCTGTAAACTCTGGTATATTCTGACCCATAGGTGTTGCAGATGACCTAAATGGTAATTGATCATCATTTATTGTTGCACCTACTGTATTCAAAAATCTTACCATAACTTCATTATATCTTTTTTTTCTTCCTTGTGAAGTACCTGCTTGACCACCAAATTCTGGTTTTAATGTTTTTAATGTACTTACATACCCTAATCCTACATTTATAGTTTTGGTAGATAATGCTGCTGGCAAACTTACTGTTATTGCACCACTCGTTACTGTTTGTGGTGGATATACTGCATCTCCTATTAATATCTGTACTTTTTCCCCTTCCAAATGATCTAATGATGTAACACTTGTAGATGATGAATTTACTGTACCTGTTAAATAACTATCCATATTAGAATTAGAATCAAGATATTCTATATATTGTACTGTTGAACCATTTATAACTCGTTCTACTATTATCCATACTTGATCTTCCCCTCCCTCTGGAATACTTGCTACACTTTTAGCTTTAGAATGTGATTCGCTAGTCGCTGCTAATCGTGTAGAATCTGTTGTTTCTACTGTTAAAAAACCTGTGGCTTGTGGACTTGTTTCTGTAATAGTTACTATATTTGCAGCAGGATTTGCTACTGTAAAATCTGCATGAGCATTTATAGCTGTATAAATATTATCAGCAGTTGTATCATTATTTGTATTAGGTCGCCATCCATTTGTTTCTGATGGTGATGAACTACCTGCTGTTTCTGATGTAAATGTTACTTTTGTACCATCCGACTTTGTTATTACAATACGACTACCTACAGGTATATTAGCATAATCTGTAACTGTAACTGTTGCTGTTCCTGTTTTTCCACCAAGTAAATGTCTATGCCATGCTACAACATTTTCTTCTCGTTGATATGTCATTCCTAAAAATACACCATCTTCTCGTATTGCCCAATACACAGAATCTGGCTCTTGGGCAAAATCTACTTCAGTAATACCATCACCTGTAATATGCTCTGATAATATAGTCATATCTGGTGCAGAATAGGCATCATCTTCAAACTTATAATAAAATTCTCTAATTTTTTTTTGTTGTCTTTGTATAAATAAAACAACATTACCAATTTGTATTGGTCTTGCAGGGTAAACACCATAAGTTGTTTGTTGAGCAATATTTACATTATCTGGTTTTAATGGCTCACCTGTTGGTCTACCTACCTTATATTCTGAACCTGCTGTACCTACTATTAAATCTTTAGATGGAGCTAACCATCTAATTGTATTAACTTTGTTTGCTGCAATAGTATATATAAATGCATCTGCTGCATCTGCATCTCCCTCATCAAAATTATCATATAATCCAGATTGTGATCCCCATATAGTTTGAGGATAACTTGTACTACCTCCATATATTAATCGTTGTTCAAAAAAACTAACTGCTCTTGGAAACCCTGTTGTATTAGAATATGCACCTAACTGCCAATCATCTGATGCAGTAGCTGATCCTAAATCTACTAATATTTCTATTGTAAAATTTAATGTATCTGCTACTGCTGTAATTTTTGCATGACCACTTCTAAATCTTAACAACCTGCCTACATCTGTAGATTGAAAACCATCTCCTCCATTAATACCTGTAGTTGAACTTGCTACAACTGTTCTTCCTGTTCCTACAGTATGTGCAGAAGGATTTAAAGTAGTTGATGTTGTATTTTTGTCTAAGTATGGTCCTTTTTCAAAATCTACATCAGTTATACTCCAAGATGTATGACCTGTTCTTGTTAATTTAGTGGGTTCATGTGAAGGATGAACTATGTACATAACATCTGCTGATTGTGCAAATTGTAATTCAGCTAACTGTGAAGATGTATATTCTGTTGTTATTTCATATACTTTAGCTGCTGTACCTCCAGAAGTATAAGTTGTGTAACTACTTGAATTAACTCCAGATAACTCAAATGTATTTGTAGTTTTATTAGCCACAGTATATCTTCTTGAATTTACTTCGGTCATTCCTCCAACATCATTAATCCATACATGATCTCCATTAGAATAACCATGAGATGCTGCTGTAACAACTGCTGGATTTGCTTTAGTTATACCTGTAATTGTTTTTGTAGCTTCTGTTATTTGTCCATTATCTTTATAAAATCGTATATATAAATTACCAAACTCTAATATATATGATTGCTCAATATTAAATTCAAAAGGAATAAGTCTTGTTACATTCGCTGAATTTTTTACTTCGCATACAAATCGTGAACCATATCTTCTTTCTGCTCCACCTTGTGGGAATACTGTCATATTCTCCATAGTTTCTACAGCATTGTTATATTTTTTAAAATCTACTTGACCAAATAATTTAGGTGAAATTTCACCAGATGTAAAATTTGTTTGAAATGGATGTACTCTTGCCATTAGGGTGCTCTAAAGTCAGTAAATACAGTTGATATAAGACTATCTGTTGATCCTTCTGTACTATCAAGACTTCGTGCTTCGGATAATTTTCTTTCAAATAATTTTTGCATTTGTGCTTGTAGTGTTGTGCTATTAGTTACAGGATATGCCAAGTCTACTGCTAGTTTAGCAGTTAATACATCAACAAACATAGAATCAAATAAACTAGGATCAGTAACCCTAGCAATATAAATTATTTTAGCTTCTCCTTCATCTGTAAGTAATACTCTACCTTGTCCTGCTAAATTTTCTATTTTAAATTCATAATCTTCAAATTCCATTTTTAACACTCGTAAACAAAATGGATCAGTTGGTAATGCAAATTGATTAGCATATTCAAATGCTGGGGATGTAGATAGTTTTGCTAGATTTGCTCTGTTAATAGCAAAATTCCAAGTATGTGATCTTAATATTGCATCTCTTGATGGTTCGTAAAATGCATTACACAATCTTCCTCTTTCACTATCTTCTGTTAATGAAGTAATAGGACTATCGCCCAATCTCCTTAGAGCATTTGAACATATTGATACTTCTGTTGCCATAATACTCCTAATTTAACAAAAAGGGGGTCTTTTGCAACCCCCAAATTGTTTAGTCTATTATCCTAATCAGTAATATAAGTAACTACCATAGTAATATCACCTGCTGCTGCTGTTGCTGCTGCATTAGACATTGTTAAGGCAATTCTTAATGGAACTTTAGGGTCTGATGCCAGACCACCATCTTCCCATGCATGATTAGCTATTGCATTGACATTTCTTGCTTCAAATGCAACTTCTACACCAGCAGTATTAGCTGCTTGTAAAGTTGTTATAGCTGATGCATAACAATCTTCATCAATAACTGCACTTGCTGCTGTTTCAGTACCAGCAATAGTATACTTTGTAGTTCCATTATATAGACCTACATTAGCTGCTAATGATGGTGAACCATTTGAATCAAGGTCATCATTATAAAGTTTTATTGACATAACTTTAGCATTAGATGGAATTTCTGCCATCATAATTACATCATCATTATCAATATCACCTGTACCTGCTGCAATAGTATCAGCAAATACTCTCATCTTGCCATGAACACTTCCGACTTCGGAAATGACTCTGGGAGATGCATCTAAGTTTGTAATCTCTACAGATTTAGCTGTTGCCATGATTTACCTCCCTATGACTCTGTACAAGCAATTTCTACAACTTTTTCGTCCTCTACTCTCGTAGCTCCGATTGTCATTGATAAAAATACTTGTGTTGCATAGTTCTTGTCAGCTCTTTCAGAGATTCTTGTTTCAATATCTCTGCCAAGTGCAAGACCTATTGCAGATTGACAAAAACCAAGTACAGAACGATTTCCATCGCTATCTGTGCTTAGTCGTTCACTTCTGATAAAGTTAAATCCTAAGAAAGTATCTAACTCACCTTGTACTAGTGCTTTAACAGAATTAAAATCTGCTGAAGTAATAGTTGTGCTACCTAAAAGGTCGCTTAACTGTTTTGCAGACACAACCATATATCTTGGCTCGTCTGGGTCAGTATCAGCAGCATCTAATACTTCTTTTGCACTAATTAATTTTGCTAGAGTTAATCCAGCAGAAGCATGAACAACTTTCTGTCCAGAAGGTAATGCTACAGTTGTACCACCAGATACACCACCGAAAGCATTTCCACTTGCAGCAGAAATAATTGCATCATCCATTGCTCTACCCATTGCCCAAGCACCACTCATTGCATACTCAGATTGTGGGGAGATTAACATTCTAACTTTGTCCTCTTGGTCAATCAGATCAGCCCAATCATAATCATCCATAGTAACTTTACGTCTAGAGTGAGGGGTGTCAACTCTAGGTGTATCGCTATGTCTAGATGTTCTTTTAAGAGCAGCAGTATCACCAATTCTTTCAAAAAAGTGAGATTTACCTGTTACAGTTTCTGTTCTAACTGCATCTCTTAATCTTGAACCTTTCTGTTGTGCCAAATGGAATACATTGCTTTTATATTGTTCTACAAAAGCTGTAGTAATTTGAACACTCATTATAGTTCTCCTTATTAAAATTAATATTATTATTTATGCAGTTTTTGTCCTATAAAGGGAAACCTCGTTTATAGTCGTTAGACTTTATGTACTGTTATCCATAAGGGCAATACATACATAATAATAATATCATACTTTTTTAAGAATTACCATACACTTTTTCATGTAACTGTCGCATTTTTTCTACAGCAGGTTGATGATCCTTATGTCTAGGGTTGTGATAAGGATGATCTGGGTTGTTAAAAGTGTCCTGTATCTCTTGTTTCGCATCTAATGGAGATGATGCTAAAGTGTTATTTTGTGTATTTTGTGCCATATCTTCAGTAATATCTTTACCTAATCTAGCAAACAAACGAACAACAGCAGGGTGATTACCTGCTTCTGTATTCATTAATTCTTTTATTTCATTATCACCATAAACATCTATTGCTCTCCTAGCATTACGAACTTGAGCATCATAATCATACCCCCATTCTTTTTTAAGCATAGCTTCAGATTCCTGTCTTTGTACATCTACTTGTGATGCATACATATCTCCTTGATTCTTTATAGATTCCATTTGATAATTAACAAGACCTTCTACTTGTTGTTGGTTCAAACCCATTTGATGAGCTACATTTTTAAATTGACTTATCTGATCCTCAGTAAAATATGCAGAATAATCTTCTGGCACATTTACTTCATATTTATCAGCAGCTTCTGGTCTGCCTAATTTATTATAGACTTCCATTCTTTCTTCATCAGTTTTTGGTATAGGAATACGATTACCTAATACTTTTTGTTGATGGACTACTGTTTTAGCTAATGATTCTACATCTTTAAAATTAGATAATGTAGGATCATTTTTTAAATCTTCTGGTAAGTTTGATCTCCAATCTTGATTATCACTTACAGTAGACCCTAAAACTGTATTATCTTCTACAGGTTGTTCTACAGGGTTACCTTCTGTTGTGGTCGTTTCTTCAATCATTTTTTTGCTCCTTTAATAGATTGATTATTCGTATTATAACAGCTCGTTGACCTTCCTTATATGCTGTTTCATAAGGACAAGTATCAAACGAACTCCTATGGTAATAAGCAGACTTTAAATCTGCCAATACTTCTTTCCCTTCTCCAGAGTCAAAAGTAATTCTATACATTTTTTGTAATTCTTTTAATTCCATTATTTTATATACATCTCATGCAATCTTCGGTCAAGTAAATCTAATTCTTCAACTGTATCTCCACTTGTATATTTAACACCTGTTTTTAATGCTTGAGTAACAGCATCATACTCATTTTTATATATTTTACCATTATATAAACTTGGTATTAAAGTTGGCTTACCTTTATTTAATCTAGGGTCTTTTACTATCATAGTTACAACTGTTGATGTTTTACCATTCTGTACAACTTCTTGCCCCTTTTTTAATGTTTCATAATGATGTTTTACAACAGGGTCATTAGCCATAACATTAGGCATTTTTTTTTGTTTTTGAATATTACCCATTATTCAACTAGACCAATGGCTCTTGCCGATTCCTCTACTTGTTCTGCACCTTGTTGTGCTTCTGGTGTACCTAATTCTTTAATAGCTTGGTTTTGTGTTAATGCTGTTTGTGCCTGTTGTTGTTGCATAGCCATTTCTTGTGCTTGTTGCTGTTGTTGTGCTCTCATTTCTCTCATTTCTGCAACTTCTTCTGCACCTCTTAATACAGTTTTAGGAACACCAAGTAAATTTGCTCTAGTTCTAATTGCAAGGTCATGATTTATATTATCCATAATACTAGGGTCTATTTGACCTACTTGCATAGCTAATGCATATAATCTATCAATAGCAATAGATTCTTCCATTCTTTGTGATCGTGCTAATGGTCCTACATATTCTACATCTACTGTTTGCCCTTGTATTACTTCTGGTGCAGGTATTAATGCTTCTGCTCTTAACATAATACCAAATACTCTTTCAATTAATGGATTAAGAAACTCACTTTGGAATCTACCTAATGTTGGTCCTAATAATCTTTGCATTAATTCATATCTAACTTGTACCTCTGTAGCTGTCATCTGAGGACCTTGTTGTAATTGTAGTTGGTCAGAATAATATGCTTGTCGTATTGCAGTTCGTAATTGGTTTTCTTTCATATCTGTTATCTGCCAATTACTACCAATAGGTAATGGTCTTACACTACCTTCGTTTCTTACAACAGTTATACCAGCAGGTGTCATTCTTACTCTACCAATAACACCATCATCTGTTACAAGTAATGGTGGATCAATAGCTTTTGCCCATGCTTTTAATCCTATTTCTACTGCTTTATTTAATGTTTTAATATCTGGTAATGCATTATAACTTGGTGATCTTCCATATATCTCACCTGTTGCTTTTGCCCATCTAGGTACAAGGTATGGAAACTCACTATAACCACCCTGTCTTACTGTCATCTTATCTTCTATACATACATGACAAGAATAAAAAGGTAATTTCGTTTTAACCTTACCCATTGCTCTTTCATAATCTTCAGTTGGTTCTACTGCATGAATAAATGTAAATTCTTTATCTGGTTTTTCTTTAGATGCTTCTACAAGTTTTTCTCCAACATTTTTTTCCCCAAACTCTTGTATAGCTTGTCGTGCTGTTAAATTATATTTACGATATACTGTATCTATTCTACCATCATTGTTTTCTTTAATATAAAACTCTTTAATGTGTAATGTATTAAAATGAACACCACCTTCAGCAAAACCTTTTTTACTTTCTTCTACAAATAATGCACCTGTACCTATTGAACATAAATCAAGATATAACTCATGTACTTCTGTGTTAAAATTAGATTCGTTAAATAGGTCATACATTCTCTTTGCAGAATTTTCTAACCATAATTGTACATCTCTGTTTTGATTTAATTCAGCACTTCTTAATTTTAAATGAAACCATTGTAATGATGGTGATGTTAATGTGCCATGTAAACTTGCAGCTAATAAATTATTTGCAGTTATAGCAGTAGAATCAAATAATACTTCTGTTCTTTTTTCACCTTTTTCTCTTTTTGATACTACTTCTGCTTTTCGTGGCATTACATAATCAAGAATGTCTTGCCAATGTTCTTCCCATGTTCCTCTATGGCTTTCTAATTGTGCAAGTCTTTTTTTTATGTATTCAAAATTTGCCATTAGGTTATTCTAGTTGGTT